TCAGTACTGATGTACCGTGTTAAGCTAACCAACACCGTCAAGACGACGGTGTCAAAACGAGTGCCCTTTGCTGTGCGAACGCCAGCGAAGGGCTTGGGGGTGAGTGCGAACGCGCAGAGAGTAAAAATGACCTCTCATGCGGGCAAGCGCTCACCCTCGGACCGCGGATCAAGGTCCCGCCGATTGGTAAAGGTGAAAAAAATTCCACCTCGTGTTCTCTCGAGTGAAGAGAAGGATGCGAGTTTCGTGAGACTCTGTGTGGATAGGGTTGTCGCGTTGTATCGTCTCTATGGGTTCGATAGTGACGGTGTCAGTCTCAAGGGCACGTATGATCATTGGATCGCGTGCGCCAAGGAAGTTGGTGACAGCATGAAGTTTGTGAAGTGGAAGATTGCTGCGTTCTTTGCGGCCGAGTATTTTGGCCCCGATGATCCGCAGGATCTCCCACCTTCCCCACTTTTGCTCAAGGGTCTGGATAATCCGTCCGTCCTGGTTGGAGGTAGAGGGTACAAATGGTTGCGTAAGCTGAAGCGGGATGACCCCGACAGCTATCGCTCTTTCTGTACCTCTATCCTTTACTCCAAGAAGGGGATGCCCCGACCTGATAAGCAACGACTCCGCCAAGCGGAGCGTGACGCTTTCACCAAACTGACCCGTCCTACCGACACTGTGAGACCAATTTGGGCTGCCCGTTCCTGGGCAGACCAGCAGGACTTGTATGAGCGTTTTCCTCGTGCTAAGTTCCCTGAATATGCCATCACCCGACCTTCGCTGGAGTATCAAATCCGGCGTCGGGTCAAGGAGCTGTTCAATGGGAAATCTTACACTTGGGGTATGCACACACAACCGTTCTTTCCGTCCACCTCCGCCGACTACATCAATGGTCGCGCTGGTGGTGGTACGATTGGAACTCTGCTGATGGCTGATAATAGCCCTCTTATTGGTCTCGTGTCGACAGTCAAACCTATCGAGACGGAAGTGATCCGAATGCCGAGTGGTGGCGAGACGTGTGCCGTCGACGCCACCTCCCTCGAGGTAAAATGGAAGGAGTTTATGAACCGTGTTGGTGATTTGGCGAATGGTTCCGAAGAGTATCTGGCACAGCTTGTCGCGTTGCCAGAGGCTTTGAAGACCCGCGTCATCTCAAAGATGCCACCGATGCTGATGACTCTCCTCAAGCCGCTCCAGAAATTTCTTTGGAGTAACTTGAAAGAGCACCCAGCCTTTCGGTTGATCGGCGACCCCGTTACAGGTGACTATATCCAAGAGCGTATGGGCAGCGTGCTGCCCCCCGGTTTTGGATTTCTCTCCGTCGACTACTCTGATGCTACCAATGAGATGTTCTCGTGGTGCTCAGACGTCGCCGTCGAAGAGTTAGCTACCTGTATCGGTTTGTCCGGCGATATGGCCTCTCTTTTGAAGACGTCGCTATCACAGTTCATAATCGAGCTCAAGAAGGATGGGAAGGACTCATTCGCTCCCGCACGGGGTGCGCAGTACGAGCGTGCTGCGCAGACCAATGGTCAGCTTATGGGTTCCGTCACCAGTTTCCCTTTCTTGTGTATCATCAACGCCGCTATTTGTGCGTGGACGCTCGAAATTGAGCACAACCGCTTGTTCACACTGCGGGATGCTCCGTTCTGCGTCAACGGCGATGATGCACTCTTGAAGTGCTCCAGGTTTGGCCGGGGGGTGTGGGAGAAGATTGCTGCACACGCAAATCTCCTACCTTCCCAGGGTAAGGTATACTTCTCTCCTACCTATGCCAATTTGAATTCGAC